CTGGCTAAGCGCTCAGACCGCTCAACTGATGGGAGGTTGAAGCGTAAGACAGCTGAGTGGTTTTATAAGCTGCACAATAAAATCAGCAATCCAAAAATCGAAGAAAATGTTGGCGACTTTCGGTTAATGAGCCGTGCGGTTGTCGAGAACATCAAACAAATGCCAGAACGCAACTTGTTTATGAAGGGTGTGCTCAGTTGGGTTGGCGGAAAAACGGATGTTGTTAAATATGCCCGTGCCGAACGCGTGGCCGGTGATTCGAAATTCAACGGCTGGAAATTATGGAACCTGGCGCTGGAGGGAATAACTTCTTTCTCAACATTTCCGCTCCGCATATGGACTTACATTGGATTGTTTATTGCAGGTATGTCATTCCTTTACGGTGCATGGATGATTATTGATAAATTAATATTTGGAAATAATGTTCCTGGCTACCCGTCTCTTCTTGTTTCTGTACTTTTTCTGGGTGGCGTTCAATTGATAGGAATAGGTATTCTTGGAGAATATATTGGTAGAATTTACATAGAAACCAAACAGCGGCCTAAATACATATTAAAGCGTAAGGGTTTTAAAAGTGAAATTTAATAGTAATGACAGGATATTTATATCAATCTTTCTTGGATTGGCGATTATATATACATTTCCTTTATTGACACATCAATCATTTTTCGTTGATGACTTGGGTAGGTCTTTATATGGCGGGTTGGGTTGGTCAGGCAATGGTCGCCCACTTTCCGACTTTATTTTCTATATCATTAATTTTGGAACCCCAATTATAGATGCTTCTCCGCTACCTTTAATGCTAGGGATAGTTATTTTAGCATTGGCACTATCCTGCGTCAGGGAAAAGCTGTTTGGAGATGACTACATCACAGCATCTCTTTGTTTTATGATGATTTTGGCAAACCCATTCTTTATTGAAAATCTATCATATAGATATGATTCATTAACAATGTGCATGAGTGTGGCAATATCTATTATCTCATCGTATGTCGCTTATCAATACAAGCCTATAAATATCATAATATCATCCATTTTAACCATTGCATTCCTTAGTCTTTATCAGGCTGCGCTGAATACTTACGCAATATTCTTGTTGGCCTTTATAATTTCAGATGTGGTTAAGAAAAACTCAATTTCAAATATCACAAAAAATACAGCATCTTCTGTCGCTGGTTTAATAATAGGATATTTTTCCTATTCTTACTTTATTGCAAAAAGACTTGTAACAGGTTCTTACAATATCGAACATAGTAAGATTATAGAGATAAACTCAAGTTTATTTGAAGGGATAATTTCTAACGTCTTATCATTTTATAGAATGTTTAGCACGATCTTGAATGGCGATAATTACTTAATCTACTACTCGCTATTCTTTGCGCTAATCATTTCTTTGATAGTCATAGTTTTAAAAGTAATCAAAAGAGATGAAAATAAGAAAACAAAGTTCTTGCTAGTAGTTTTAATTTTATTAGCATCAATGTTTTTCATCATTGGACCAATGATTTTTCTAAAATCACCAATATACGCACCGAGGGTATTGATTGGTATGGGTGGCTTTATGTTTTTTTGTTGCCTATGCGTATTCTATGCTTTTGAAGATAAGCAGTTAATATCAAGAATATATTTTTCTTTTATTCTTTTAATATCAACAATATTTTCTTATGGTGCTTACAATGCCATAAATGCACAGTTTCAGCTTGAGGAAAGCATTGTAAATAGAATATCTCAAGACATAGATTATCTTGGATTTGGAAGAGACAAGAAAAATATAAAATTCATTGGCACAGAACCGTATGCATCAATAAATGAAAACATAGTAATAAAGCATCCTTTAATGAGAGAGTTAATACCACGCATTATTAACAATAATTGGATGTGGTCAGAGGTGTTAATGCAAAGAAATGTGTTCTCCAGAAATTACAGACTATATGACAAAGAGGTGAAACTTGAAAATGGGTGGAAAAAATCTGGTAATAACGTATACGATATTGGTGTTGTAGGGGAAACCATAGTTGTTAGGTTTAATTAGCTATAGAACATTTACCATAAAATAAAAATGGGTGTTTACACCCATTTTTATTACATATCTAAAGTGTTGCTAAGGTTAATCTAACTAATTCTCCATTGGGTTTTTTCACTAAAGCCTTTAAAGAAGTAGAATTATTTTCCCAATATGGCAAAAAACATGAGGAATCCTTTATAAAATCATCTGACGCGATGTCAGGGACAAATGGTATCTCTGCCCCCCTGCAATCTTTGTGGTTAACTTTTAATGATACAGCGTCAGGTGTGCTACCTGAAATAGCAGTAAGTTGAGTCCACGCTGAGCCAGAACCGGGCCCCCCGTTAATGTGGGAGTACAATGCTCCGCTATCTAAGGTCTTTGATAACTTATGAATCCGCAGTTTAATCGCTGCGCTATCATAGCCGAAACTATTAGCGCGGATATTACCTAACCCTTCTTCTGCCAAATTAGCAACATTAATTCTAGAGGGGTCTACCATCCCGGTGATACCGCTTACGGTAGAGTTAGGGGCGTCTATGGTTAGACCCTGCCCATCGGTTGAGCGGATCCCAATTAAACGTAAACCGTTCACACGGCAAGCCCCAGATATATAAATCTGATTAGCCTGGAAATCCTTAGTATTGGTGTCAATTATGGCTATATTGGTAAATACTGATTCATGGGTGAGTAGGTACGCGCCAGAGCCAGCGCAATCTTCTACGGTAATATTAGACACATACATGCCCTTACCATCCATACCAAAACCTACACCTAACGCCCCGCGAACCAGAAGATTATCAATCAGGTGATTTAGGGGTAACTGATGCAGTGGGTATTGGGTTATAGGGTAGTCCCCAGGCCTGTCCAACTCCGGATTCATGTCAGTGTCAGCACCTAAATCGAATCCGTCCCATACGGGGTAAATAACGACCGAGTCGCGGAATTGCAGATTATAGTTGCGAGAGGTTGTCGAGCCCACAGTACCTTGCCAAGTTTTAACACCACTCTCCCCAGCGCGATATGAAGTAAACCCAATAACTCCACCATCACGTTCAAAGCCACCATTATTACGTAAAAATTGGGCGCTACTTACTGATCCATAGCTGGTTCGTCCGCCAATGACATAGTTACCCTTACCCCAATCGCCGCTAAGGTTTTCGAAGGTTATAATGCCATCTTTACCTCCGCTTGGATTATTGGCGTCTACCATCTTGCAGAAGTGACACCCTCTAAACAAAAAACCAGCCATTAGACCGCTAGCCCGATGAACTTCGACCCCTATACATTCTCTAATTTCTAACGTAGACGTTATATTTTGCCCTTTTGCATTAGGTGGGAGTAACGTTTCTATTCCTGGGAATTTAACGTAATCGCTTACGGTTGGCTGATACCCATCGGTTTTCGATTGTTTTAAAGTGGCAACGACCGCTGCGGCATCCGTTAGCCACTGATTGTCATCCGTCCAAGGCTTGATAACCCATGGTGTTGTAGTGCTTTCCATAAAAACCCCGGCAATGCGGGAACCTTTGCCTAATTTCGTAAAAATAAGATTTCCATCTCCTATAAACTTAGCTTTACATTCTATAGTCAGAACCTTACCACCAAAATCAACTTTCTCTCCATTATAAAAATGATAATCAACATCGATAAGAAGGCCATCAACCGCAGCAGATGCTGCATCCTGCAATGTTGGATAATCTGATAATTTTACTGAATACTTAAATTTTTTATCAGCTTCTATTGAATATTGATCTGGATCGTACTTCAATACGTTAGCAATATAGTCGACCTGAGAACCATTGGCATCATAGATAGCCATGCTATGACCCTGAACGGTGACAATTTTCACCAGTTGGCCGTTGTATACGATTTTACCGGCTGCGTTGATAATTAGCGGCTGAGCAATCTGGACGTGAGAGCCATCCTCATTTTCAATGTATACGGGTATCTGATTGGCAGGATTAACCGGATCGGTATCAATCTGACCAATGTAAATTTTCCCATTAGCAACAGCTTTAAACGAACGGGATTCAGTAAAGATTGGACGAGGGTTAGAAACAACTACGTTGGCAGTGATATCTGTCATTTAATGTGCTCCAGATGCAAGGAATCGCCGCAGCGTGGCTACGGCAATGCGTCATTAAGACCACGGTGGTCTTATTGTGGATACAACCAGTAGATCATATGATGCCGATCCACTTACAAAAGTGAGGCATCAGAAATGGGAAGAGATGACCCGCAATTTAACCTCAGGCTACCCTACGAGCTGAAAGAAAAGGTTAAGCAGAGGGCAAAGGCAAACGGAAGGTCACTAAATGCAGAGCTAGTGCAGATAGTGGCTGATTCACTTGAAAAGCCTACGCCTGTAATCGGATACAGGGATGATGCTGAACGCGAAGCAGACATCGTATCCAGAGAAATTCAAGAATTAGTATTCGAAAAGTTGAAAGATTTCTATCGAAAAAAATAGCCCGGCGAACCGGGCTTTACTCATTTTTTGCAAGCTATATACATGCTTCTTGATATGGTGTTTGTTGCAAATGCGTTGCCAGTACTTCCGTCAATGTTTGCAATAGCTCCCTGATCACTACCAGTGCTAATCAGGTCATAGCCTTTTGAACCACAAAGATCTCCGGCCTTGGCCTGACACATAGCCCATGAACCACCTACTCCAGAGCATTCTATGGTATATGCCTCTCTTCCATCTGGAGCATACGTTTTTGTTGCTGTAGCGCACCCAGCGAGAAATACACAAAAACAGCCAACCATCACACCTTTTTTCATTATCATCACCCAATTAAGTAAGGGATTCAGATAATATATAGATCAAAGAATGATCTCTATTGGTTCCTACGAGGATTTATGAACAGAGACTTATTGAACTTTGCATTCCTTATCTTCGGCATCGTAGTTGGTAGACTGCTATTCGCTTAATGCATCTGATTTAGCGCCTTGAGCAACAGAGTTAACAGCCCGCTCAACTTCGGCTAACGCTTTCTCGAATGCGGTAGAACCACGTGGAGTATTAGCCAGGCGAAGCATTGCATTACGTGCTGGTTCACTCTCATACATTCTTGCCAGCAAACCATACCCGCCACCAACACCTACCAGTGCAGGGTTAGTTACTGTTCCAATACCTAGGATGAACGGTATAGTTTGCTGACCTGTAGGCGTTGTTACTCCTGCCTGACCGGCACGCTTGGTTGCCTCAAGATAATTCTTAATCCCCTTCAGATACGCAGCATCACGGCCTTTGAATGCTATACCGGTCTGGTTAGACATCAGGTTAACCTGTCTCAGGAACTGGTCAGGTGAGCCTCCTGATTTCTCCATGGCCTTTCCGATTATGCCGTTGCGCATCTGAGCGCGCCCCACCTGACCGACTGACCGGTACAGATTCTGAACTTCTGATTTGTTCTTGCTGAATAGCATGTTGTTGACCACTTCAGGGGTCAGGTCTCCTTTCATGATCACGTTCTTAAGGCGCGTATTCTGTAGCTTATTTGCTTCGTCAGCGTAGATGGCGTTAGCTTGCTTATAGCGACGCAGTGTGTCATTACCAAGATTCTGTCCGATGGCGCTATCGATATCACTAGTCATTGCGTTGTAAATGCGCTGAATAGCTGCGTCAGATCGGTTTGGCAAGACCGTTCTCTCTCCTTTAACATCCTGCCTAAACTGGCTTCTCAGTCCGCTCAACTGCTGCAAATCCATTGCCACTGGACCGCTTGCGCCAGCATTGCGGGTAAGCTCATCGCGATAGGCCTGAAGCTTAGAAATCGTATCGTTATCCGCAACCTTTCCAAGTTTCTGCAAACTGGCTATTTCAGTATCAATCTGCTGAATTGCCTTTGACGGCTGAATGTTTACGCCTGCCATTGCGTTTTGCACTTGTTCCAGCCTATTCCCCGCTGCGCGCTTTATTCCTGACGTTTTTGCTTTCAGACTACCAACTACAATCGACGGATCGTATTCACCAAATCGCGATGCAAACTCATCTACCAACTGACTGCGAGCTTCTTGCTGATTAGCTCGCATAGTGCTTGTCCCGGCAAATGGGATGTTTTCAGCTGTGGTTTGTGCCATGCGCCCGACGCGGGAATTTGGCTGCAAAACGTCAGTTGTATGCAAAGGAACATCTGCAGCATTAGCGAACTGAATAGCCTGCTGCGCTTCTGGTGCGATCGTCCCGCGAATCCCACGATAAGCAGCGCCAGCGGCACGGCCTAACTGATTGATTGCCCCGCCTAATGCAACACCAGTTCCTAAGTCTGTTGCCAGTGCTCCTGGATTATCACGCTCACTGTTTGCAGCCAATGAACCAACAGCGTTCTCCGCCAGCAAGCGTGATGCACCCTGAGCAACTCGACCGGCAATAGATGGTGCCTGCGCTGCAATTCTCTCGGCCCCAACAGGAGTCAAATATGGCAGTGCTTCAGAGAAGATTTTGCCTTCTGTCGTCTGTGGAGTAAGCGCACCTTGTTGCAAGCCAAAGTCCTGCTCAAGTCCTTGTGTCGTGACGCGAGGCGCTGGCTGATAAGTTCCGTCACCAATGCCAAGCTTCTGACCAGCCCATGCCCCGGCGCTGGCGACAGCATCAGCCATTGATGCCGGGATATTTGCCAGATTAACGCCAGCCTGTAGCAATCCACGCCCAGTTTCTGCAGCAGCATTGCCAAGGTTAGAAATGAAGCCACCTTGTTGCTGTGGCTGGCTTTCTGGGGTCGTAGAAGTGCCCTGCTGTTCCTGCTGTGCAGACTGTCCAGCAAAATACTCATCGATAGCCGATCCAATATCTTCAGTGCTTGTTCCTTCTGGGAATGTGAATGTCTTACCGTTGGCTGTAACTTTCATTATTCCACCGTGAATTGAATGCCGGATTTAGACGTGTAGCTTCCTCCGACTGATTGCTGAGTAGCTGGCTGCTGCCTTGATGATTTCTGCCCACCATTACCGACATCAACGTTGTACTGCTGGTTATAATTGTTGGTGTATTCCTGAATCTCACGAATAGACTGCTGCATAGCCTCCGGGCTTGAGTAGTCAACCTGCGGCATACCCTGAAAATACATCTTCGCTTCTGCAATGGTGTTGATACCGCTAGCGCCCATATCTCTTGCTGCTGCCACGCCCTGATTCTGCATTCTTCCCTGAATACGTTGTGCGGAGTTATATAACTGTCGTTGTTCTTTGCCTGTGAGTCGGCTGCGAACATCTGCACCAATTGCCGGATTTCCTGCTCCGCCAGTCATGCCAGTCATGAAATCGAGAGCAGAAGCATCTGCATTTGCGATTGCGTCAATGTCTTTCTTCATCGCGTAGTTCTGTGCGCTTGCTGCAGACGTTGGAGTCGCTGCAATAGCACTTGCCGGGACACGAACCATATTGCCGTTATCGTCAATACCTTCGTAAAATGCATTAGCCCCTGCGCCGTGAAGTTTTCCGTCAATGTTGACTGTTCTACCATCTGCAAGCTGAACGACCCGATTCCCGTCGACTCCTGATATCGTTCTGGAGTTTGCCCTTTGCATTGCCAAATCCTGGCCGCGGCGGGCTGTAGAGGCTGACATGTCTTGTCCGCGCATAGTAATATTTTGCCCGCGAGCCTGAAGTCCTTCCCCTGCTTTATTGCTGCGGATTGTTTCAGCAAGTCGACCTCGATCAATCTCGCGACCTGTCAACTTGTCCTGAATATCAAAATACTTTTCTGGTCCTACCGCGTGCATCCCAATAAGGTCTGTTAACTGCGTGAAGCCTTCAGGGCTTTGTTGATATGTCTGCCACGCCTGTTCAGGAGATACGCCAATTTGCTGCAGCGTATTCTTGTGAGTGGCCAGAACTCGCATCACCGCTTCAGGCCCCTGAGCGGCGGCAATATTCAATCGTGCAGACATATCGCCCATCGCCTGATTTCTGTCAGCATCAACAAACCCCATGCCCTGACGAATTGTTTCAATCTGGTCTGGATTGGTGGCTGCAAGTTGACGCAAGGCGTCGCGATCACCTGCCGCATAAGCCTGACCGAAAGCTTTTTGAAAGTCAGAAAGCCTCTGAGCAGCCTCATTCTGCTGTATTGCCTGGCCAACTGCGCCAAGCCCCTGAGCAAGTTGAACTCCAACGTTTGGGCGCTGGCTGAAGTCGTAACTGGATAATGATGGTTGTCCGGGCGCGTTCTGGTTCGCTACCTGCATTGATGGCAACCCGGCGAGTTGAAATGTAGCCACGATAACTCCTTAGAAGAGTGAGCCAAGCAATCCGATACCTGCGCCAATACCAGCACCCCATGGCGTCGATGCACCAAGCATCTCGGCAAGACCAGCTCCTGCAAGAGCACCACTTGTACCACCGCTAATGGCACTTCCAAGCATGGATTGACCAGAACCCTGAGAGCGGATAGCCGCCATCTGTTGCGCAAGATTTCCTGCGTTATTTGCATAGTTCTGTCCTGCCGATGCCTGGCCTGCTGCCGCAGACTGACCAACGTTTAACAGGTTGCCATAGTTTTGCATCTGCCCTGACAACCAGTTCTGCCCGAGCGTTGGTGCAATGGATGCAATTTGGTTTGATGTTGCTGTAGAGCCAAGACCTCCGGTGGCTTCCGCTGCATTCAGGCTTTGATAGCGAGCCTGATCAGCCAGCTGTTTATACTGGTCTGAGTTGTAATACTGATTGAGAGCACCGTTCTGACCTTCCAGTGTTGATAGCTGCTGAATCTGCTGGAGAGCCGGCAAACCTGCGGCGGCGTAAGGTGCCAACTGTTCCATCACACGATTGAATTGTTGGTTTTGCAGGTCTGCGGCGTACTGTGTTGCTCTTGCGGCCTCTTTTGCTCCGCTGCTTGATGAGCCGCCTTTACCGCCTTTTTCAGGATAATAAGGTTCCTCACCGCGCAGTTTTCTGCCCAGCGTAAATGCATATAACATGTTTATCTCCCGTGATTCAGGAAGTCGGTTAACTCTTCTCGGGTGGCGGCGTAAAACGTCACGTCATCCACGCCTTTGAAGTATTTCTTGATGGTTCCCACACGTTTAAGGCCAATCATTGCGCAGTACATCTGACCGTGTCGAAATTTGCGTGCAGCAAATGATGTAACGCACTGAACGGTGGTGTTGGCGAGAATGTATCGCCAGAACGTCAGCCCGATTTCCTTACTGAATCCTCTAATCTCAGGCAGATACATGGCGTGGCAGTCAAAGGTCAGCGGCTGAATCTCGTTGTAATACACGATGCCACCGAACTGACCATGTACGTTCACTTCGAAATAGCGGCACTCAGGCTTGTAGTCGTATCCGTCACCGTTGTTGCTCCCGGCGATGATGTCGGGATGGTTGCCGACAGTTTCTATCAGGTCGATGTTTCTGGTGGGAGTGAATGTAATCATCAGTTGATCAATCCATGAGTTCGTATTGCATCTTCGAGAGCTTTGATTCGCTGTCGCGCCTGCTGCAATCCGGTAGCCATAGCTGATACCTCAGACTGCGTATATGTGGCACTGACCGTGTATGCCAGGTTAGCGTTGAATGCGCCGAGAAGCGCTGCTCCTGTTGCCGCCGTCCATCCCGTCTGCCGAGCGCCGATAACCTTGGTGCCACCAACTGAATAGGACGTTGTCACGTTGAGAGGTGACGCCAGCGATTGTGTTGCGGTGGCTGTTTTCGATACGTAATCAGCCTGCAATGCAGAAATATTTCCTTCAGCCGTCGCCACTCTACCATCAAGAGCACTGACATCAGCCTGCAAGGTGACTATTTTTCCTTCAGCCGTGGTTAGTCTGATATCCAGCGCCGCAATTGCATTGGTATTTGCAGTAATACGGATTTCATGGTCGTCTACGTCGATGCGTAACTGCTGAATTCTCGCTTCGTGGTCTGCAATCTCAACATCCTGCTCATCGTTCTTTACCTGCGCGTCATAGGCACCTTGCCCTGCTTCGTTTGCCTTTCCCGCAATAGCGCCAACGTCAGCCCCCTGCGCGATTACGTAGAGCAGATAAGACTGGCTGAAGACGTTGCGGGGGAGGATTGAGGCATCAAGACGAGTGGCCTGAATAATGACAGGATTATTAAGTGACGGGTCTGCCATATTTTACTCCAGACGAATTTGACACCCGGATAGTGTTACTGGTGATTTGGTGATTACCCGCAGTTTGAATCCGATTAATCGACGAATACGACCTACACGCTTCCATAAAACTCTCTTGTCGTACACAAACGGCTCATTCTGCTCAATCATCTGTTCGCGACCGTAATTGATTCCGTCTGTGGTTGCAGACAGGAACAGGCGGTCAGCGTATTGAGCAACACCAGTGGATGATTCAACTTCGAGGTCGAAGCATCTGGCGTTATCTGCCTTGAAGAGGGGCGTAAACAACAGGTGTTCTTGCTGCTTGTCGTACTGACTACTGATGTCGAATTGCAACTGCCCCGTCACCGCTTCTGACTTGTCGCCACACGTAATCTGGTTGCCTTCGTACATGAAATCGATGGCGCGATAAACATCGTCGTATAAACCGGTTTTCAGTACGCACCATTGCGGCCCGTTCTGGCTTGACGATGCGTCGTAAACCAGAACATGACGAGGGAGATGAATAATCAGAAGCTCATGAGAATCGAAGCGCAAAGTCTCCATTACACCAGTCGCCAGTTCTTCAGCTGTGTATGAGCGGATAATCTTCTCAATACTGGCCGTCGCAATTGGTGAAGCTTGCCCTGACCCGATGATGTAGACGGAAGGTGCTCCAGTAGCCGGGTGACTGATGAATGCATATGAATCAGCGAATGGCGTTTTACAGTATGTTCCGGCAATCCCCTTCTGTACCATCAACGATGGTTGTGCGACATACAACGCAGCGCCAGCGGTGGTTGCGCCTGTCAGGGAGAAATACTCTATCGTTGACGAACCGAAGCAAACAATAAAGTCACGCCATGAACCGATGCCAATGATGCCGTCTGGCTGCGATTCTGCACGATATTGTGCGCTGTACCGGTCAGGATGCGACTCATCTTCGAGGTCAGTGATAAACCATGAATCAGTACCGTCTTTTGACCATGCATAACGCCCACGTAAGCGAGTAATGTCACGGACTGAACCTAACTCATACTGCGTGAATCCGCTGTCTGCAGGCCAGTTTGAGACGGTTTTAACCGTGCCATCATAGCGATACTCGACCAGTTGACCATTAACACATACCGCCTGTGATGTCCGACCATGTGCCATTGATACGCGACCGCTTCCGGCTACATCACCGACTACGGTTTCCCCTTTGTAGAGCTTGCTGCCTAAAACGCGATATACAGCGTTCTGAGCGGTATTGTATTCAACGCCACGCGATACACCATTTACATCGTTGCGCTTCGCTATGCCGGGGAATGAGCGTAAATAACCCGATGAGTTGAGGACTTCTTTCGGTGTGGCCAACATATTGATTGGTAGGTAATCAATGTAGTCGGCATTCTTGAAGTCTTTACCCATTCCCTTCATCATGGGGAGTTGTTGAATCGGCATTCTGCTCTCCGGGGAAATAATGCCATTCGTTCAGATTGGCGAAACTGTTTCCACTGCCAGTTGGCATACGTGACGGGTAAGGCGCTCGTTTAGCTCTGGCGATGGCGGTCTGCTTGTAGAGAAGTTCCTTCCCGTATTTAGCCGTAGCGATAATTTTCGCTGTGGCCTCAAGCGCATAATCTGGGGCAATCCGGCAAGCCAGATTGTGGAATACCGCGCTGACTGCACTAGAGCGAAGACCGTGGTCGTCACCTTCAGCGGGAGGATTATCATCATCTGAGAATACATAGCCGGTGATGATGCCCTTTCCGTCCTGATACCACTCGGCCATCATCGCTTCGAGGTCATCTACGGCATCCTGCATAGACTGTGGCTCAACATCAGTGAGAGTTGCATCTGATGCCACGCCAAGCTTACGCAGTGCTGCCCTGACCAGATCGCCTTTAGTCTTTATCTGCATCGCTTACCGCCTTGGGCTTACGTCCTTTGCGCGGCTTGGCATCGCCTGATTCCGAGGACAGCAACTTTGAAGGATGGTTAAACCAGCCATCTTTGACATATTCGGGAAGTTCGCTGGAGTCGATGACCTTCATCTGAGCCATTACGCCCCATACCATGACGCTTCCACCTGGCTTATAGATTGCTATTTTCATAGCCACTCCATAAAGAAAGGGGCCGAAGCCCCTGTTGGTTACGCAGTCTGACCAGGCAGGCCAACACCGATTGCTTCCGGACGTGTCGCGTTCACGCCATACCACAGTGCAATACGGCACAGGCCGGACAGGGTGGAAATATCACCCTGCGTAGCGAAGATACCGTTAAGGCCGACATCCGGGATGCTGAATGAGGTAGTTTTCATACCTGCAAACAGTTCGTGGTTGGCCGGAATAGGCTGAGACACAATACGGATGGCGTCATCAGCCCAGAACACGTTGGTGCGAGCATCCTTAACGTTCAGGATGTTCACCGCCATCGCATCAGCCAGCGAGGTGTTAACGTTGGCGTATGCCCGTTGCTCAGGAGAAAGAGAAACATCATCCAGTGCTACAGGCTTCGGCGTGATTTCAACGTGAGTACTATCAACAACGCGAACTACGGAGAAAGTCGCGTCCTGCGCCAGTACGTTCTTAGCCATCTGACCAAGGAACTTCACGCCAGCAAACGAAATTTTGTCGCCGCGTTTCAGGCCGGTAGTTGCAGACAGGGTGACGGTAGCAAAACGGTTATCAACGTTAACTTTGTTGCCATCGTTATCCAGTTGCCATGCGACAGGCTTGAAGGACTGCGCACCGGATACAGTGATGCCAGTTGCGGTGGATTTGGTCAGCACAGGAAGTTTCGGAGAGCGCAGGACATCATCGAAGCCAGCAACCTGACGCTGGATAGTGCCATCGCGGTATGCTTCTTCAGGGATGCGCCCGAAGATATCACGCTTAGTCAGGTCATAACCCGCCTTTTTGTAGTCCTGTGGGTTGAAGAAGTACGATGTCCCCATGTCGCGGTTAAGTTCGCGGGAGAACATGATTTCTTCTGCATCGGCCACAAAGTTCCATGCGTCTGCGGTGTTCGTGCCGATAGCGTCCGGCGAAGTGATAACCAATGACCCCATCTCGGCGGCCATGTTTGCGACTTTCAGCTCAACGTTGTTAGCCAGTTTGCGGGCTGCGGACTGGATTCGGTGACGATACGCAGTCTCGTCTCGCAGGTCATCTGCGCGTAACTGGAAGAAGTCGTTATCCGGCTCTCCCATGTTTACCGCGACGTTAAGCTCCAGTAACCCTGTCGCTTTATCAGTTAAATCCCAACCCTCCTGAGTGGGGGACTCCTGCTCTACAGGCATCCAGATGGTATTGCTGGAGCGCTGCATAGAAGCAGCTGGCGGGGTGTATTTCTTGGCTTTCTGCGCCATTGGAGTGATTGCGGAGATGGTTTCAATAATCTCATCCACCGCCAGTGTAACAATTTGACCTTCGTTCAAAGCCATTATCGGATTCCTTTAAGTTTTGCCTTTAGCTTGCGGTAGGTTTCCACATCTCCCTTGCTCGCAGCCGCATCCATCTGTTTACGAATGGCATCTTTATTTGCTGCGCTGACATCACCGGTAATCGGCTGGTCAGCAGGGGGAGCGGAAGAGATTTGTTTACCGCGAGGCTTGAGAGTTAAGCGTTCGGATAGTCGAGTTAGTTCAATCAGCGCGGACTGCCCATCCATCGCCAGTAACTGGCGGGCTTTCTCCGGGTTTGCCCCCAGGTGATACATGAGCGCGGCGGACTTCTCCGGGAACAGGCGCATAATGTCGGCCCCAACCGCAGGCGGAACCAGTTGCATAAATGCGTCTTCTTTCTCCTGATAGTCAGGGATATTGAGCTTTTCCGCCGCGTCGTAATGTTTGCGGGCAGCTTCGACATATTGCGCTGATTGCTGGGTAAACTCCTGAGTCTTGCGGCCCTGTTCTGCTACGGCATTGCTGCGGGCGTCCTGCGCTTTCATTAGCCATTCGGTATTAGCAGCATTGAAAGCGGCAAGCGCACGGCTGTTGTCATAGTCATATTTGGCCAGGCCTTCTTCTGACAGATAGGCGTTAATGTCCGGCTGAGGCGGAAGGTCAGGGTTTACCCGTAAACTCTCCGGCAATTCTCCGCGTTTAACTGCTTCCATCTGCTGCTCAAGCTCGCGCTGTCGTTTGCGCTCGATGCGGCGGCGGGCGAATTCTGCGTTCTTTGCCGGGTCTTGTTTTGGTGCTGTCTCATCGTCCTTCAGGACAATCTCAAAGCCCTCTTCCTGACCTGCATTGTCGTTGGCATTATCGACAACTAAGCTATCAGCAGATGCCGCTGCATGATCGCCGGACAGGGTTAAGTCTTCAGTTGCCTGAATTTCGGTGGTTGGTTCCATGATTAACTCTCTCTTATTGAGGTGTCTCGGCTACACTGCCGGAAGGTTGATTTTGTCTCTGCGATTGCAGGATGTTGGCAATGTCCATTCGCTGCTTGTGCGTCTGTTCATCGCCTTTAAGGAGTAACTCAGCATTTGCGCGAGCATCTTCGCTGCGGTCCTGCTGGAATGAAGCAACGGTTTTAAGGAACTCTCTAAACTCAGATTGTTTACTGAGGTCCATGTTGTTGAAGATTTCTGCGATTCTGGCAGCGTTAAGCTGGTTCTGCGCTTCGACTTTAGCTGCATCGATTTGCAGGGACAGCGTCTGGTTCTGAGCTTTAGCCAGTTCAGCCTGCCCCTGCAGGAGTACGCCCTGAGCCTGAACCATTGCCGGGTCTTGTTGACCTTGTTTGGCTTGTTGCGCCTCTACTAACCATTGCTGCTCTTCAGGCGTTTCTGGCTTCTTAACGCCCATCTGAATAAGCTGCTTATTGGCATAATCGCGCATCATCTCAACGCCTTTGCCATCAAGCAGTGTGAAGTACTGAAGCAACAGCAGTTGATATTCTGGCGTTCCCTGCGGCGTCTTGCCGAGCAACTCAAGAATTTCTGAGCGGTTTTGCTGCTTCATGGACTGGAATGATGGTCCAACATCCGTGTAGCACTCATAGCGCCCCCTGATATCGTTCAGTACCTGCCGTTCACCAGTGGCAAGGTCAACAACCTCAGCCATTAGCTGAACATCTTTTTCGCTGCCATCCTCAAGGGTGATTGTCACGTTGCGAGGAACATCGTAGATGTCATTAACTATCGACTGGTAAATCTCACCGTCACGGCGCATAGCGGTAGCCAGATTATCCTGAAACACGTATGTCTCAAGGTCAGCACGCATGTTTAGCTGGTTAACAGTGTCGTAGGCTACCTGTCCACCGTTTACCGCCTCTGCATCAACACCTAGAGTTGCAACCTCTTTTACTGCACTGGTTGCAGCTTCCAGCATATAGGCATTGGCCTGTGGGACTTCCGGATTTTCATAGTATGCCAGCGGCTGAGTTGGCATTTCTCCGTTGTTCTCATCCGTGCGATTGAGCAGGTAATACGGGTAATCGTCGTTACCGTCATACATATGCTCAAAGCCTGCAATCTGTTCAGGCCAGAAGAACGGCTTCTTCTTCGGAGTGCGGGCCACGATGTCGGCGTTGAACGACATAATCATGTTGCGCAGACGCTGACCGTCTTTTGTCAGGCGGACGACACCCTCATACACTTCTTTATCTTCAACGAAGCCCCACTCGCCGAATACCGGAACAATGGGGATATGTTCGCCAGCAATGAGCTGTTTGTCTTTCAGTACAGCGGTGCAGGTGATAATCGATTTGTATACCCGGCGTCGCTTAATCTGGCGCTCTGCAATTTTGATAAATCCACTATCAGCCAGGTCGTCGATGACGTCTTTAATATCGCGCTTAAAGTAGCTTACCGGCTCACCCGTAACCGGGTCTTGGTAGATAAACGCCGTCTCTTTCTTCTCGACCACTTCGTAAAACTCAGCGATCTGAATTGTGTCCTGCGTCAGCCATGGAAATACCCAATCGTTGGGGTTCTGGAATGATGGAATATCATCAGCATCGAGGTCGTATTTTTCTGCGAAATCCTCCCAGCCATTCTGGCTCATTGAGTGGATAACTGTGCAGTGACGGGCATCGGACTTGTCCATCAGCTTGCTGTTACTGTCCCAGATAACATGGGAGCAGGCACTATGGATAGGCTCTCGACGGATAACCTGATTGTTGCTCGTTGGACTTTGATCTTCGTAGTCAGTGACCAGACGCCACGCACCTACGCCAGATTCAATCTGCTCACGAACAGCGACATTGACCGCGATTTTTGCCGTGTTGTGCCGCATGTCTGTACGATACATACCCATAAGCACATCAGCGGCGTCAGGACTTGCTCCATCCTTTGGACGATACAGAACATCAACAGGGTTCTGACGCATCTCAGAAACGAGTTTTCGCACCACAGGACGTACCACATCGAACTGCCCGCGATATTGTAGGGTTGTGTATTGTGATAGCCAGTCATCCCACTGAGATACGCGGGAGAAGAAGAGATCATTCTTGGCCTCCCTTCTGGCTTCATCGCTCGCCATCCAGTCTGCGTCAAACTTACACAGAATGGAATTGAGTCTGTTTTCGTCGGCCATTTAAGTTCTCCGTGCGATGGGCCTGATTGGGGCTGGTATCTTTTTCTCTTTTGGTTTTTTGATGTCGCGCATCATTTTGGCGAAGCGGCGCATCATGTATGCATAGCGAACGGCTGATAGCACGTCGTCGTTAAGCTTGACGATCTTCCCGTTTTCATCACGGTGATAGAGGCGAAACTCCTCAAAAAATGGCTCACAGGTGTTGAATACTTTGAAGCGACCATCAAGCATCATGTCGCGCAATTCAGTGATGCCAGGCTCAACAGCATTACCGCCATCAGGCCATGTCGCATGCTCCTGCAACATCATAAAACCAGCGTCGGCATACTGCCCTTTGAGCTGCTCACCGCCGCCCTTCTCATGCTGGTTTCCGTCATGAGGCCATGCGGTTGGCACTTTATGCGCCCACGATTTAACGGCTCCCCATGCCTGAACAGCTGTTTTTTCTTTCGCCTTCCACACGCGTGAAACGTAGATTGTGTCTGCGTCCTTATCCCACCAAAGCTGAACCTGCGCCTGTGGGTGATCCCATCCGAAATCCATACCGCCAATTACGTAGAAGTGATCAGGACACTCGAACGGCTGACACTTAATCGTCTCTTCCGGTATCTGGAAGATTCGACCGCTACCCATCGTCGGAATCCCGCGAGCACGCGCCTCTCTCTCATGCTCGGGATAGGATGCGATGATTTGCTCTTTCTGCTCGTCTGTATAGTGCTCAGCGTCATAGATGGTCATGTTGACCACTTTCTGCGACTTGCTGGGGTTCTTCAGGAACTTGGTAACAACGTCAGACATCCCCATCAGCGGGGTAAACGTCAGAATTGAGAATTGCCCGTATTTGTTGGTACGGGTAAGACCTTCGCCATAAATGCTGTATGGTGGCTCTTCGTCAAACCACACGCCGTGGATTGTGTCACCCTGCCAGCGAGCACGGCCTTGCGAGTATGGTTTGAAGTAGCAGATTGAAATGCCATCTTCAACGCCATCAGCCGTGTGATGCTTAACCAGAAGGTGATCAACAAGGTTCGGAAAGAAAGGAGACTTCTTCCAGCTAATGATGTCCTCTTTCGGTATGGAACCGTAGCCTGGCTCGTCATTCTCTTCGATACGACCGCACAGGATGCGTTGAGTCGTTTTGGTTACAGTCTCGTTTGTCTCGCCGCCAATCCAGAAGACAACAGGCTCATAGAAACGCTTACCTTTCCACTCTCCGCCATATTTACCATCAGCCGGATAGCCTTTTGTTCCCGGATAACGCCCGGTAAGGTGAAACGCGACTTCAGCAGCACCAGTAAATGACTTACCAAGCTGGTTACCAGCCATAAAACATCGCTCTGGATAGTCATGCCCGGCATCGATGAACTCACGCTGTTTGCTGTATGGCGTAAATTCATATAGCAGGTGTGTATTTCGGTAGTTCTCTTCTTCTTCGAGTAGCTCGAGCAATTCGATTTGCTCTTCGTCGCTCAGGCTATCAAGAATCGCGTCCAGTTCCACGGTTGAATAGCTCCTTGATACGAGAGCGGCGCTTATCGCGATCTCCCTTATCAGGTGTCACGTCTTCAACTTGCGACTGCTCTTTGAGGCCCAAATCTCGGGCGATGATGTTAGCGTTGAGAAGATCAGCGGCTGCGCCGGAGAATTTTTGGTCGTAGATGATTTGCTCTGCTCGCGTAACGACCTCAGATAAATCTTCTCGCATTCGATATGTGCGCCATGTTTCAAGCGTCACATCGAGGAATAGAGTCAGGCCAGTGATGGTCATTGCTCGCATCTTGGCGATTGGCTCTTGTGTCACCTCACCCTGATATGAGAACGCCTTCATCTCCCATAGTGGGTTAGCTTCCACCCATTCGAAGTATTCACAACAAGCAGCCCACAGCGCCTCAGGCGACTCGAATTTCGGGTTACGCCCATGGCTACTGCGGGCCTCCCAGAATCGGTTGCCCTTTGGTGCTGCCATAAGTTAGCTTCCTTGGGTAGTTGCGATAGTCACGTTAGCCGAACCATCAAATGACGTTGAACCTGTGACAGCGCCGGTTAGTGTGATAGTACGGGCCGTTGACAACTTATCCGCCGTATCTGCATTCGTTACTGAACCGCTTGCGGAAGTGTACTTAGCTTCAAATGCTGTCTTGCTCATATAGAGCAGCTCGCCGTACTGGCTTCGTAACAGATATCCACCGACCTCCGGCTTGAATACGGCCACTGTTTGCGCTGACATGTACTGGTCAGCATACGGACCATCGAATTCTGCGCTTGCACTTCCGTCATTAGCGTATTTGATAGCTTTAATCGGAAGAGCAGACACATATGCACCGTCAGCATCTTTGTAGAGAGGCCACGATGGCGTGAAATTTGGATTTGCCATGATTATACTCCGGCAGTGAACAGGTCTAACGCTTCTTTTGCCTCACGAATAGCCTTTTCTGCGCGAGCTAATGCCGTTCCTTCACCCTGCGCCAAAACCAGTTGGTCTTTGAACAGTTCGAAGTTCAGCTTACTTCCAGCAACGAATGCGATCGCTTTCTCTGCTGCTGCGGTATCGCTTTGTACTAAACGGAGGATATCGAGGTTCATCTGCTGTAATTCTGTCAATGCTGTAATCTCTGCCATTGTGTTGGCTCCGGTTGTTGGGATAAGCCATTGTCGAGGCCACTCACTGAATGGTCTCTGCAATAACCGATGTCTTTCCATCAGTCCGCCACCGCAAAGAATCTTTTTTGCCATAAGGCAGGAGGTTCATCTTTCAGTGGCTGCCAGTGTTATTTCCCCACTTACTGGCTTGGGTTATGTCGCTGTACTGCTGCTAATTGAATATTGTTTGACAGGAAATAAACTCAGGTTTCATTATCAAGCCCACCCGTAGATGGGCTTTGTAATGGAGAGCCGTTGTGAAAGTGGCTCTCGAAGCTATTTCCGTAGCTTAGGCCGCCAGGCGGTGCTGTTCTTCGATAAGCGGCTGACGATGATTACGCTCGAACATGCCGCGCAGCACCTCTTTGCGTTGTTCGAAGTCCCACCCCATGCTGATGAATACCGTGTTGGCGCGCTGTAGCTCGGTGATGCAGTGAATTTGTTCCGGCGTCAGGTAATCGCGGATCGGCTCTTTCTTCCCGATTTCGTGATGCACGCGGAACTTGGCCGCCGTCATTCCCAGCGCCAGTCGGTTAATCAGGTCAGCTTCGTTGCTGAAGTGATGCGGGGCGATCTGCTTACCCTGAGCCTCTCGCTCATGTTTGATGGCGTCGGTCATGGGTTTGTACTCCAGGCGTGCAGAGTTGCGATCCATTTTCTTTTTCGCCAGCGCGCTACGCATAGTGAAGAATTCAGCTACCAGGCGCTTTTTGAATTCACGCACAACTTCATTGTTTCGCATGTATGTGATCAACAGCGTGGTTTGCTGTTCGTTTAACAGTGCTATTTCCTGCTTCTGCATGCCCCCATCCGTTTGAAAGGGTCGCATTTCAAATTCCACCCTTCCGAACTCTTCGAGGTCGCTTTTGTACTTCCTGATGAGCTGAATCACAGGCTTGTGATCCTTTTTGACGCCAGTAGCGATTACAGCGGAGTTAGTGACCAAGTCGAGCTTCTTGATTTCAACTAATTGCATCGGTAGTTACCTTTAAGTGATGAACCTTGTCACACAGGATTCCGGCCCACAGAAAGGCACCGATCGCCAAACCGGCATCCTCAAGGGTCATCCTGAAAGGTTCTGTGTTCAGAAGTCGCGCGTGTGAAGCGCCTTTACTGCGGATATAAAAAAGCCCCGCATTACGAGGCATTTTCATGAAAGTCACTTGTCAAATTTCTATGTGATGGAAATTATTTCAGGCATTGCGTCACGATGTATTCCTGAAGCGTTCTCAGTGCTGTTTGGTCGCGGATAATTCCGTCCCGGATACCGAGAACGTTTCGTCCAGCAACTGGAGAGAGTTCGACGGTGGCATCATTGCCCATGCCGGAGGCGCTGGAGGTTTCGGCTGAGGATGGCACAGGGCATTTTCCTTTGACGAGCACCCTGCCACCATTATCAAGCTTGCGCCGAAGAGCATCATTTTCAGCTTTCGCATCAGCTAACTCCTTCGTGTATTTAGCATCGAGTGCATCAGCATCACGCTGGCGCTGCTGCATGTCAGTAATGGTGGCGGTCGCCTGCTTCAGTTCACTGACTTTTTTATCGCGCTGCTCTTTGTAGGCGATTGCATTATCACGGTAATGATTAACAGCCCATGACAGGCAGACGATGATGCAGATAACCAGAGCGGAGATAATCGCGGTTACTCTGCTCATTGCTGCCCCCACAAACAGACTTCACGCTCAATCTCACGGCGAGTCATCAGCCCTTTCCATTGCTTACCGCCAGCGTATGTCCAGCGACGTAGCTGGTCACATGCGCCCTTGATATCGCCCTGGTTGATTTTGCGAAGAAGCGTCGATGTTCTGAAATTGCCTGCGCCCACGTTATAGACGAACGAATAAAGAGCGCCGCGCGTTGTTTCCGGTATATCGACTTTGATGTACGGGTTAATTTGTCTGGCGACCGTGGCAAGGTCTTTATTCAGGAGGGCTTCGCATTCTGCTTCGGTATACGTTTTACCGAGCATGATGTCTTTTCCGACGTGGCCATAACACACAGTCAACACACCAACTACGTCCTTGTATGGTTTGTATCTGACACCTTCCAGACCATCGTTACCACCGGGGCCAGTGATTAACACAGATGCTATGGCAATAGCCCCGCCACTTATCGCCGCTATTACGCTATTTCGTAGTGCCGGTGACATTGCCATTCAATCTGTCCTCACGCTCTTTGCGTTTGTAGTACCAGTTGATGCCAAATGTGCCGACAGTACAAAGAATACCAATGATTACAGCCCAGTCATTCAGGGAGAGAATGCCACCCATCGCAGTCAGTCCTCCGAAGCTGTAACTGAACCATTCTCTGATTTTGTCCATACGGTACATGCTCTACCCCCTTTATTGAGGGGATTTGCTCTATTTAATTAGGAATAAGGTCGATTACTGATAGAACAAATCCAGGCTACTGTGTTTAGTAATCAGATTTGTTCGTGTCCGATATGCACGGGCAAAACGGCAGGAGGTTGTTAGCGTAACCTCCTGCCACCCGCTTTCACGAAGGTCATGTGTAGAAGGCCGCAGCATAACTATCACTGACGAATTCAGGATAGCCAGTGGCTACGGCTCAGTTATGGTGCTGGTTAACGGACTTGAACCGCTACCCATTCGCTTACAAGGCGACTGCTCTACCATTGGAGCTAAACCAGCATGTTTGGCTGGACAGCGTGGACTCGAACCACGATAAGAAGGTTAACAGCCTTCCGTAATGACCTTTATACGACTGACCCAAATAAAAAAGCCACCGTTGCAACTTAAGAGTCACTAACGGCAGCTTACCCTCTAATTATGGCTAAATGGATAATTGCATGTCAAGACTTTTAACAGCAACATGCTTAACTTTCTCAACACGTTTACGCATTTTGAAAGCATTTTGCATTGGCTGGTATAAAACAAATAATGACGCTTTCAGGATGTCGTCAATTTCATTTCTACAGGTTGCCAGTGAAGGTTTTCTCCATCCATCGCCACCCCGTCCACACATCTTGCGTGGCTTTGCAGTCGCGTGATAGTAGGATGCAATTGCTCGCTTGGATGAACCATGAGCGTAGTAGCTGAGGAGGATGCCAAAGGCTTTCTTGTCAATGTACATGACGGAATCGACGACCTGAGAAATCAACATTCCATCATCATCATTGCACATTGGTCTTGTCATAACTCTTCCCGGCTCTACGCTCTCCATGAACTTCGCTATTACGCTGCTCATGCGCTTTTCCAGACGACCCGAATAAACCCATGCCCCCCATAGCTCAAGCCACCCATTAAGCCAGTCATGCTGCTCTTTAGTGAGGTTCAATTCTCGTATACTCATGCAGCATCGCCTCCCGCTGGCTTGTTCAATCCAAGCCGGTTCACCAGTTCTCGCTCTCGCTCATGCAGATAATCCATCGCCTTCTGGTGTTGCTCCGTCATCTCTCTGACGCTGCGCAATTCAGCCTCGTCACGTTCACTCTGCTGTTTCGCCTGGTTAATGCTGGTTACGGTCATAAATACCTCTCCCGCCCTGATGAATCATTAAAACGCCGTTAACGATGGCGTGATGCCTGGCTTCTTTGTCGTACAGATAACGCCTGACTGTGTTGCGGTGGCACGATAAGCGCCGAGCGACTTCTGTCTGGTTTCCATATGTCTCTATGAGCATGTCTGGAATGGTTTTGATAGTGTGTGTCATGCGGCCTCCCGGATATCTGGTCTTCTTTTGGAGGAAATAGCTTGTTCAGGCGGAATGCCTGAAAGAATTCGCCTTAGAATGGTTTTGGCTGTGACTGTGCATCTCTCGTCTTTCGCCCATTCAGATATCATTTTTCTGTCTCCGAATGCCGAGACATAATCCGATATAGAGGAGCCTGACAGCGCCGTCCCATTAATGATCTGGCTTACATGTGGCTGGCTAACCCCATATTTCTTTGCAAGCGCAGGAGAACCGTGAGTTGAAGACCCTTTAACGTACTCATTTTTAATCGCTGAAATGATTTCTAAGGGTATTTTTCTACACTCCCTATGCCGCTCATACATGTCATTAACGTTTTGCTGTTGAGTTCCGACGACAAGGTGATCAGGATTGATACATAAGGGGTTGTCACATTGATGCCTGATAATCATTCCTTCGATATCTGCCAGAGCGATACCTTTTGCAATGCAGTATTCAATCCTATGCGCCGTTGTTGTTTGTCTTCTCCATGTTCTCCATCCATATCCATTCTTCACACAACCTTTCCAGATAATGCATTCGCTCATGCGGCCTCCAGTAGCTCTGTAATCATTGGCAAGCGCCCACAGGTTTCAGTCACAACCAGTACAAGCATTCCGCCTTTAACCGCCTGACAGCGCTTGATGCGCATATCGTCTATCTGGCCGTCATCCAGCCAGAAGCCCGCACTAGTGAGTGCGTCAAAAACGGCCTTTGGTAGATTGTCCAGGTCGCGTTTGCGGTTATCGGGAGGTGCTGCGAGAATGGTGATTCTGATGCGGGGTGTGATTTTAAGGTCTAGCTGTTGTTGCTGAATTATTTCGATTACTTCTCGCCGGTATCGCTTTCCCCAATCGCTGATGTAGTGGATCCCTCTTGAGTGTCGCCAATATCGGTTGTTTGAAGGAGGCCACGGCAATTTTATTCGGTATGTTTTCATGACTTAATCTTCCCCTCCTTCAGCAGTATCGCCTGCGTCCTGATCACGCCTTCGAGGTGGTAAAGTCTGGCGTCTTTGTTGTCGAGATTATGGGTGCGTCGGTCGATTTCATCTTGACACGCGCTACAAGCCCATGCGCCGATCAGGTCGTCAGGCTTCATTCCAGTTCCGCAAATTCCAGCCATCCGGTAATGTGCCAGAACTGTAGTTTCAGGGTTGCCATTGCATACGCCGTAAATACGTACCTGGCATTCTCTGCCGCGCGCTTCTTTGCGTAGGTTAGCCATTATGGTTCACTCCAGTAATTCTCAATTGCAGCAGCCATTCTCTGCATCCACTCAGCCAGCTTTAACGCGGCTTCTCTTTCAGAACCACATTTAGGGAAATCCTTCATTTCCATGCTGGCCTTATATGTTCTGAATGACAGGTCTCCGGTAATAACCAGCTCCTGATCAAGCACCGAGCGTTTATTCCGGTGTTGAACGTAATAGACAGATTCAGTCCGCATTTCTTCTCTGTCTTTTTTGAAGGAAATAAGCTCAGATAAATCACTCATCGTCTTCTTCCTCGTACATTGAGCTATTCGGATCGCTCATCAGTTCTGCGCAGCAGTGCTCACATACGTGAACTTCCAGCACATGCAGCTTCTGACCGCAATTAGCGCACGTTAAAGCCCGCTCGACGCTTTCTTTCTGGTATTGAAGGTATTGGGATGGACTAAGCATTATTGGCGTCCTGCATCATGAGAAAGACAATCATGGCGGCGCGGAGAGGTCTGGTATCAAATATTGGGCTTACGCCGTTTGCATCCACACACCATTCAGTTAACTGGTCTAAGATAGAAATCCTGTGTTTCTCAATAATCGGCCATGAGGCACTCGGATCATTGCAGTAGTCAGGTAAATGGTTTAATGGCTCAAAAGTTGTATCAGCGTTTCCGTAATACCATTTGTTGGTGTTATTCCCTGACGTTTCCGGCTTACATGCCCAAAGGCCTTTAAAAATTATGTCTCCTACCATTCGGTTAATTTCAAAATCACTTAACTGTGAATAATCCATTGTCATTTCCTCGCACGTTCTCTAAGCCACCTGATATCCCACAGGTGAGCAGTGTAATTGAAGGTTTTTACGTCAGATTCTTTTGGGATTGGCTTTGGTTTATTTCTGGAGCGTTTCGTTGGTAGGTATTTGCAGTTTTCGCAGATTATGTCGGTGATACTTCGTCGCTGTTGTGCCATACGTCCTCCTTCGTCTCTGGCAGCGGGAAATTACCTACTGGCGACCGCTCACATCTGATACACCATTGGTGCCAATAAGGTTGATTTGGCCGGAATCGATAATCGTCTTTGCTTTCTCCGCAGCGGTAGCAGTGTTTCATGCGGCGTCTCCAAACCTCGCTTTCCATTCCAGTGCTAACCGGGCTTCGTCTGACCACTTAACGCCGCGCTCTGTACCGAATGCCTGTATAAGCTCTAATAGCTCCGCAAATTCGCTTACACGCATCCTGCTGGTTGACTGGCCTATTACTACAAAGCCATTCCCGGCAAGGTTAGGGACAACATCCTGCTGCTTTAATGCTGCGGTAAACACACACTTCCAGCTTTCTGCATCCAGCCAGCGACCATGCCATTCAACCTGACGCGAGACGTCACCAAGGCAAGCCCAAAGCTTTCGGTTTTGGTCTAAGCTACGGTTGCGTTCCTGAATGGTTACTACGATTGGTTTGGTTGGGTCTGGAAGGATTTGCTGTACTGCGTGAATAGCGTTTTGCTGATGTGCTGGAGATCGAATTTCAAAGGTTAGTTTTTTCATGACTTCCCTCTCTAACAGATTTCAGGTTATTCCACTCCGTTACCGCACTGCGATAATTCGCGGCCGCCACAGCAGCGTGGTTAGCGCAGTAGATTTGGCACCCGTTCTCCATGTCGAATATTGTCGGTGATTTTCCGCATTTACATTTCTTGGCACGCGGTGCGTCTGAACACATTCCGTTAACGGTGTCCATCAGGATCCCCCTCGTTCTTAATCCAATAAAAAAGGGCTACTGTGTAAATAGCCCCTGTTATTAGCTCAGTGATGTAGATGGTCATACGTCAGCCCCTTGTGCATATCGTCTGCCACGCGCAGCAGGTGCATTTGATGCTGTGCAAATCTGTCTGGCTTCATCCTGGTCACATGCAACAAAGTGTCCGTTGCAGAACCGCTGGTAAACCGTACCAAGTGAGCCAAAACGGTTTTTCGTCACGATGATTTCAGCAAATGGCGCGGCGCTACTGTTCTCGTCATATACCGCTTCCCGATAGAGCATGATGATTGAGTCTGCGTCCTGCTCAATGCTTCCTGAATCACGCAAATCTGCGTTTGTCGGGCGTTTGTTTGGTCGCTTCTCAACATCGCGCGAAAGCTGACTCAGGGAGATAACAGGTGTTTTCAGGTCTTTCGCCATCGCCTTCAGGCTTCCTGAGATGTGAGCAATTGCGAGGTCGTTGCGATCTGCTTTCGGCTTCTCAATCAGGCCAAGATAATCCGCCATGATGAGTGACAGGTTTGGATTTTCCTGTTTGTGCCGTTCTGCGATTGAGCGAATTTCTTCGACAGATAACCGCGAGGCATCGACTACCCATACATCCAAATCTGCAAGCTGACTCATGCCGTTAGCAACACGCGCCCAGCCTTCGTCATCCATCGATGCAGGATTTCGCAGCACGCTAACCGACATCCTCCCGGCGTTGGCAATGCTCCGCTCTGCAATCTGCAATGCGCTCATTTCCATTGAGAAAATCAATACTCCGCGCCGGACGTCAGAACCAGGAATAACGCGGCTTGCAACACCTTCGGCAATCTTCAGCGCCAGTTCGGTTTTCCCCATACCAGGACGAGCGGCGATAATAACCAGGTCTTCTGCGTTCATCCCTCCGGTGATAGCGTCAAGTTCTTCGATTCCGGTCTTCAGGGTATCGGACTCTTCTCCGTTCCTCAGACGCCTGTCAAGCGTGTCGGTGTAATCATTGATAATTTCCCCCAGTCGCACAGGTTTAACCTCGTCACGTGGCTTCCTGATGGCTGAAAGACGCTTAACAAGATCGTCCATCGCTCTACCTGAAGCATCCAGCGTGCCGTTACTGATTGGCTCTCGCATCTCATCCAGTAGCTGTAAAACCTGACGCCGTTGATAACTGTCTGCAACCATTCCGGCATAACCTTTCAGGTTTGCAGCGCTGGGGCATGACCGCGCAGTCATCATCACCGCCGTTGCATATTCATCCCCGCACTCCTCGGCCACCATCAGTCCATCAATCAGGTTCCTGTTTCTGGCCTGCTTTCGAATAACTTCAAAAGCTTTCCGGTAAAGCGGAATTGAGAATGCTTCAGGCTCCAGCGTTGCCAGAACGTCACTGGCGGTTGGTGTTAATCCACCAATCAGCAGGCCACCGATAACGCTCGCTTCGATATCCTGTCTCATGCAATCCCCCTGTCTGCAAACTTCCCTTCCCGAACTCCCGTTAACGAATCTTCCCTCAGCAGGTAATCAAAATCTGCCGTCCAGCCAGTGTCGTTGTCTCCGAAGTAAAACGGCTTGGCCTGATGCACAAACGCCCTGACATACGCTCTGAAACCGTCCACGTTTGGCGTTTTCAGTTGCGGGATGATTTTCTTCAGGCGGCGTTTACGTTTCTCGTTGACCGCAACAGCATGTGGAAGTCTGTCACCGACTTCGGTGTTGTAGGCGTTCAGGAAGGATTCGTAGTCGATTCGTTCTGCCTTGCGACGTTCAGGTTTAACCTGCCCATCGCCGCCCCCGTTAGGGGGTAAGGGGGTATTTGTATTTATTGTCTTTTGTATATTGTCTTTTGTGTTTAGCTGACTTGGCTTATATCCATTAGCCGACTTGGCTAATGTTTTATTAGCTGTTTTAGCTAATGTTAAGCTGTCCTGGCTAATCCACTGCGAAACCACCTTGTTCACTCCGATTTTCACGCCATCAGCAATGAGGAATTTACGCTCAATAAGCTGGCGCTTAGCAGCGCAAACATGAGTGTGATGAATACCTGTCATGGCTGCTATCTGCGTGTTTGTGAGTCGATCCATCGGCTTATTGAATCCGTATGTCTTGCGCATGATAGCGAGCATCACCTTCAACTGCCGGACGGTTAAATCAGCCATCAGCAGACTGTCGGTAATCTCGTTAGCAACGCGCATGAAACCATCTTCGGTATCTGCCACGCGATGCTCCACGACCTCCAGATGAGGCCTGTAATCAGCTAACTTAACGACGCCCATGTTTCACTCCTGCTTTGGCTAGTCTGTAAACACCAACAAGGCGCTCTGCGAACGCCCTGTTATTTGCTGCGGCTACCACTAATCCCTCAGGTGAATCAGGATGTCGAATCTCTTCTTTTTCCTGGTATTTCTTACTACGTTTTGTCATAATTACCTCTCCTGATGCCCTTAGAAATCCATCTGTATTTGGTCAGAACGCTCGGTTGCCGCCGGGCGTTTTTTATTTCTCGGCATCACAGCTTCCACTGCTTGCCTTGCCACTTCCCTGATTAAACTCGTCTCCCACACCTTCTCCAGAAGAACGAACGTCACCGCCATATCCTGAATGTTCAGACGGCTTACTTTTGAATCAGACCATCCCGCCATCTTTGCAAAATTTGTCTGGCCCATTGATACGAGCCGGGCGCGAAGCTCTGTTTCCACCTCGCGTATCTTTTTGCTGTGATTTGTGAGCTCCATTACTTAGTATTTCCTGTAGTTAATAGTTAGTTGTGGCTATGCGCACTGGCGCATAAACCTGTGGTTGATTTGTTATCTGGATTCGCCTTGTCAGCGACGTAGGACGAATGTCCGTTGTTGGAAGTGGTGTTGCTTACGCAGCCTTTGGTGGAAAAAGATCGTCTATGGTTAGTTCGTAACCGTATTCTTTGAACGCATTGATAAAAGCGCGACAAAGATTGATGTCCATTCCCCTTCTGCCTGTCTCGTAATGACAAACTGCACCACGCGTACAACCGAGTACTTTCGCAAGATCTTCCTGCGTTAAACCGAAGCGCTCGCGAAAATTGCGAATATTATTCATAGGCTCCTCCTCACCAATAAGTATACACATCGTATTCAATATCGCAATACATAGTTTACGATTTGTGACTGTTCTTGTTTGATACAAATTGTATAATTTAAGGATGAAAATGAACTGGTATGACATAGCGAAGCAAAGGATTGATCAGCTTGGATTGAATCAGGATAAAGTTGCTGAACACCTTGGTGTAACCAAAGGTGCTGTTAGTCATTGGCTTAACGGAAGAAGGAACCCATCAATACAAGAAATTGGAGCAATTTTTCAATATCTTGGAGTTACAGACGTGAGGTTCAACGCTGACGGAACCTTTAGCGTTGGAGAATCAACAGAACAAAAGCCTGTTAAACCTCAATTTGAATACCCATTCTTCTCTCACGTTCAGGCTGGAATGTTTACACCAGAATTTCGCACATTCACCGAGAGAGATGCAGAATGCTGGATTAGTACGACCAAAAAAGCCAGTGATTCATCTTTTTGGCTTGAAGTTGAAGGCCACTCAATGACGGCTCCAGCGGGATCACGACCAAGCTTTCCTGAAGGAATGCTGATTCTTGTAGACCCAGAAGTTCCTGTAGACCCAGGCGATTTTTGCATTGCAAGGTTATGTGGTGATGAGTTCACTTTTAAGAAGCTCATCAAAGACAGCGGACAAGTATTCCTACAACCGCTAAACCCTCAGTTCCCAATAATGCCATGTAACGAACAATGCAGGGTTGTAGGTAAGGTTGTAGCCAGCCAATGGCCTGATGAGATATTCGGGTGATGATGGACCGAAGGGATGTTTGGGTGATAGTGATTGTGTGAAACAGGTCGCAGAAATGCGGCCTTTTTACAAAAAAATGCAAGCACTCAAGATAGAATATATGCTTGCTTATTAATTTATATACTTGATATTATGCAAGCACATTTCACAACAAAGAGTGCTTGCATAATGTCTGATAAAGAAAGCAAAGAACCAACGGGAAAGTCCAAAGGTGGTGTGGCAAGGGCTAATGCTCTTTCTGCAGAAGAAAGGTCGGCTATTGCAAGAAAAGCCGCAGCAGCTAGGTGGGGTGGCGATGGTGAGGTGGAAATTGCCAAAAGATCTGGCGACATTGTCATTGGAGACTTAAAGATACAATGTGCCGTGCTTGAGGATGGGACGAGGGTTCTGTCAGAGAGAGCTATCACTAAAGCCTTCGGCGGGAAGCGTGGAGGCTCCCACTGGAAGAGAATGAAAGAGAATCCAGATGGCGCCTATCTTCCTGTTTTCTTGTCAGCTAAAAACATTAAGCCATTCATTAATAATGAATTATCAGAAGGCCTATCCCGGCGCCGTCTTTTCAAAATAAATAAAGGAGCGGCGCCAGCTTACGGCATTGAAGCATCTTTGCTCCCAAAGATATGCAATGTTTATTTGAAGATGAGAGATCAGGGTGATGCCCTTCAGTCATCTCAGATACCTATTTCTGTTCAGGCAGACATTATCATGCGCGGTCTTGCAGAGGTTGGTATTGTAGCGCTGGTAGACGAAGCTACTGGGCATATCGATGAAAAGAGACAAGATGAATATCGAATTCTCTTTCAAGAGTTCATCAAAGAGCAGGTCAGAGAATATGAGAAGGAATTTCCGAAGCAGTTCACGGATGGCCTTTATCGACTTTACGGACTTACGCAGAAAAAAGCAGGTCGGCACCCTCAGTTTTTCGGTAAGTTTACGAGGAAGTATATCTACGAACCATTAGCATCAAGTAAAGGCGCCATCCTTGAGATGCTAGATGAAAAAAACCCTGTCGTTTATGCGAATGGCGGTAGAAGATATAAGATGTTTCAGTTCCTAACCGATAGCATCGGAGTTCCGATGTTTAGGGCGCACCTTTGGCAGGTAGTTGGCATCCTTTCAAGCTCAAGAAATAAAGCTGAGTTTGACAGAGCATTCAAAAGAGCCTTTCCATCGCCCGGGACTCAATTTGAGTTGCTAGATGAAGATGAGTAAGCGATCACGCCCGGCCACCGCGCCGGGTTTTCTTTGCCCTACTCTTTCGGCAGCGTCAGAACATCAATAGCCAGTTCTACAGCCAAGTCCACATCCTCTTCCTGCCACAGTACCTGAATCATTTCTATCAAAGCTTCACGCGAAGGTTCGCGCTGCTCTACCAGTACCTGCATCAGCGCAGTACCGAGAACCTCAACCACCTGCGGGTGAAGCTCCGCAAAGAACTCATCCTCACTTTTCACACTGATTCCTCGCTCGTTTTTTGTTCAGAACAGTATGGCATAGAGGATTTAAAAAAATAAATCACTTTAAAAATCAACACAATGTAAACAAAACAACCATGAGGATACAAAATGTATTTGCAATGATGTTTACTATACGTATACTAAACACATCAACAGGACACACTACTCACCAGGATGGTGAACATACAACGATTCAGTGATGAATCTACGGCTCCGTCAACGAGCAATAACCAAAGTGAGCTTTGGGATGCGATGAATTGCAGTCCATCGAGGCAACCAGAAGATAAGCATCTGGCATCGCATCACCAAAGTTCATCAGGAGGTCTATATGACACGCAGAACACAGTTCAAAGGCACTTCACGTGCTCGTCGTCGTGAGCGTTTAAAGGCAAAGGCATTAGCTAATGGCGTTCTGGCTCGCGAAGAGGCAATAACTTCAGAAGTATTGCACCGCCCCACCCTTAGCCGGGCCCAGATTCAGGCCAAAGGAAAACACGAAACGCCAAAACGCATTGAAGACGCAAAATCACTTCAGTTCATGGCGAAAGATGCATTCTGGCAACTGGAAGAATACAGACGCAATCTGGAGCGGGCAGCCATTGTGTACGCAAATGAGTTTGGACATAAGCCACCAGAAACCGGTGTATGTTTGCCAGACGTAGCACTTTACGCGGCTGGTCATCGTAAGAGCAAACAAATAACAGCGAGGTAAAACATTTGTCGGTTAAGTCGTTATTTTTTGAGCTGTTCGTCCTGTGCAATAAGTTCATTCATAAGAATGTCTGACTTCCCGGCAAATCTCATGTAGCACTCATTAAAATACTTTTCCGGGATAACAAAACGGTCAATATCAGGATATCCAATAACAGAAGGCAAGCGAGTGATAAGTCCTTTTTCGAGCAAAGAAATTGATTCAGGGCTTCCTTTTTCCGTCTTTAGCTGATTATTGGCGGCTACGGCGAAAGCCAAATACGCTCTTTCGCCAGGAGTTAACGAATCAAACAGATCCCGGACGACTTTTTCTTCTCTGGCCTTACGCTGCTGAGCAGTTGATGCCTCAATTCTTTCATTCACGGCATGATAAACAGAATTAACAACACCATTCAGCACATAGCTAACACAGAACAGCAGGATGTAATACATCCAGTACTGAGGAAGGATTTCTGGATTATGCAGGTTTACCCATTCTTTCACGCTTACCGGCATAACGACAATCAGTAAAATCAGGATGATGAGCATATGAATCAACTGTTTAAGTGTCATTCCTTGCAGGAAAAAATGCATTAGTTCCTGCCACCATGAGTTGTTCATCGGCGATTCTCTTTTGCTCTCTGTAGGGGTGAATAGAGTTTATCCGATTTCTCGCTGTAGGGGTACACGAGAACCACCGAGCCTGATGTGGTTAAAAGACAGGCGCAATCTTTACTACCGCAAGCCACTATTTAAGGTGATATATGGAAGAACAAGCAAACAAGATTCTCGTAGAACTACTGCAAAAAGCCAGCAATGGAATAGACGCGGCTGTTTCATTTAGCCAGGCACAGATTCCTGATGTCATCCATCAGCTTTTGATGTGGCACGCCGTATCATCAGCTGGAATTCAGGCTATCTGTGTATTGGTGATTATAGCGTGTGTTTATCTGATGATTTTTGCATGGAATAAAGGAGATGATGCAGATATTGTTCTTTTATCACTACTTGTCACATCAGGAATAGCGATTACTTCTATTGTTGTTTTCTTCAATTATTTCGACTGGCTGAAAATTTGGCTTGCTCCAAAACTTTACCTTATCGAATATGCAGCATCATTGGTTAAGTAATTTCAGGACGCATAGTCGGCCTTTATTTTTGGCACAAACAACAGAATAAACACTGCACTGTGTATTCATTCCAACGAGTGAATACACGGAGCAATGTCGCTCGTAACTAAACAGGAGCCGACTTGTTCTGATTATTGAAAATCTTCTTTGCCCTCCGATGTGAGGGCCTTTTTATATGCATAACAATAACGCTTCACTCGAGGCGTTTTCGTTATGCAATCAAACAGAAGGAGCATCCTATGCAGCAGTTCGCTATTGCAGGGGCGGCATCGGTTCGCCCTTTCAACCCGATTTTATCGGTACAGCATTCACGAAAAAACATTTTAACCGGAGCAGACTTTAAACAACCAAGAATGAAAAGTTTGCTCGAAAAGCTTTGGGATATTTTGAAACAACAAGGCCGTCCATGAGTTTTACAGATAACTGGTCAGACGAAACTTTCATTCGCCTGATGAACGAAATGCTTAGTCAGCACAAAGAACAGGAGAAAGGTAATGATACCAGTGGATTTAGCAAGGACACCGGAGTTGAGCAGGTTAAAACGTCAGTATCACCTGGCAGAAGCAATATACTGGCGCAAGTCAGGTAATAAATCGATGAAAAGAAATTGCCTTTCATTAGCCAAAAACGAGCGAATAAACAAAGGTGAATTTCTGGCTAATCATTCCGAACTGCCATTCTGAGGTGAATTATGGATTTGAATAAATTCGACGCTCCATTCAATCCTGAAGATATCGAGTGGCGAATACAGCGAAGCGGGAAAATGCACGATGGAAAGGTGTGGGCTTTGGTGCTGGCTTATGTCACGAACAGGGCAATCATGAAACGACTGGATGATGTTTGCGGTAAGGCTGGATGGCGCAACGAGTATCGTGATATTCCCAATAACGGCGGCGTTGAATGCGGCATATCAATAAAGATTGGTTCTGAATGGGTAACCAAATGGGATGCTGCTGAAAACACACAGGTAGAAGCCATAAAAGGCGGTCGTTCCGGCGCAATGAAGCGTGCTGCCGTTCAGTGGGGGATTGGTCGGTATCTGTATAACCTTGAGGAAGGGTTTGCGCAGATATCCAATGATAAGAAACAAGGATGGCACAGGGCAAAACTGAAGGATGGAACAGAATTTTACTGGCTCCCTCCATCACTGCCTGGCTGGGCAATACCAGCATCAGGCAATCAACCATCACCAGAAAATACCAACCAGAAATCTCCATCGGTTGACTGCGAGCAAATCCTGAAAGACTTCAGTGAATATGCAGTAACAGAAACTGATAAGAAAAAACTCATTGAGCGTTATCAGCATGACTGGCAATTAATGGCTGGTCACGAGGATGCGCAGGCTAAATGCGTTCAGGTAATGAATATCAGAATAAATGAGCTTAAACAGGTGGCTTAATGAGAAGGTTAAATATAACTCCAGCGGAGATGGAATCAGTTTGCGGCCGCATGGTAGCTTGCCGTGCAGCAGAACATCTGGGCCTAAACATAAATCAGTTTTATTACATAGCAAAAAAACTGTCATTAAAAACGGCATTCGTTAAGCCAAGATGGAGCGAAAACGAAGACAAAAAAATGCAGGCGCTTATCTCATCAGGCTATACACAAAGAAATGTAGCAAAAATTCTCGGACGAAGTGAAGAGTCGGTAAAAAGCAGGCTATCACGTTTACGAAAGAAATAACCCTATACCTAACACATTATTCGGATAACCGACCCTGGAGTAAATTATGCCAGCGCCTCTGTATGGTGCGGATGACCCGCGCCGCTGTTCCGGCAATTCCGTCTCGGAGGTGCTGGATAAATTCAGAAAAAACTACGACCTGATAATGTCGCTACCGCAGGAAACGAAAGAGGAAAAGGAATTTCGCCACTGTATATGGCTTGCAGAGAAAGAAGAACGCGAGCGAATTTACCAGACATCCATCCGGCCATTCCGCAAAGCCACTTACACCCAATTCATTGAAACAGACCCGCGCCTTCGTGATTACCGTTCGCGTTACGGCGCTATCAGCAATAACTGAGGAATTAATAATGAAGCTAAACATCGACCTCGGTAAATACGTTATTACCGGAACCAAGCACGACCTTATTCTAAACGAGAAGAGGAAAGTTACCGATGAAAAAAGCAAAAATTTCGGCAATGAAGTTCTTGTACGTTGCGGTTACTACAGCAAGTTTGAGCATCTGGTTAAAGAGTTATGCCATCGCGAAATTCTGGCGTCAGAAGCACAATCATTTCAGGAGCTACAGAAGCATATTGAAAGTCTTGGTCTGACATTAAGCAAGGCTGTTAATAGCTTTGTAGGGGAGAATGCCTGAATGAAAGCGGATATCGATGGATTAACCATGAATCAGCTTGCAGAACGTAATGCTGAACACGTAGCTATGCGCCAAAGCAAAAGCATTGGCCGCCGCTGGTATCAAGGTTAAGGGGAGTGAGCATGAAAATGGGTGAACATATGGAACCAGTTATTGAGCTGCTTGAAGAATTGAACGGTAACGATGCAGACGCGAAGTTAAAACTTCTTGCGCTGGTTATATCTGAATACATGCTTAATGCGGATGTCACCGGTTTTGAAGTTTCTGCCGGAAGAATGAAAGTGGCCGTTGATATCAGCGTTGAGGACTAACCCATGACCACTATTACCAAAGAACGTATTGAATTGTTCGTTAAATCACCGCTTGAAAACGGGCTTACCCGTGGCGAACAAATGGAGCTGGCGCGTATCGCGTTGGTATCGCTTACCGCTGAGCCTGTAGCGTGGATGTGTGAAGACGAAGAAGGGCGAGAATATAACAGCAGCAATGAGTTTTCCTGCGGTCGCTTTGGAGTTCCGCTCTACGCCTCCCCGCCAGCGCCGGTAGTGCCGGAAGATATCAGTGGCATCATTGAGCGTTTCCAGTACCAGGCAGACCATCTAAGTGACTGGCGCCACATCGATGAGCATTCTTGCAAGGTCAACAGGCGCGACCTAATGACAGCGCTGGAATTTATGGATTCCTGCCGCGCCGCCATGCTTCAGGGAAAATTCCGCGATTTATCACAACCAGTAGACCCGCAGGTTGCAGATTACGAGAAAACTATGCTTCAGGCTGGCAACTCTCCGGTAACTCCGGGTGGTTGGATAAGCTGTAGTGAGCGAATGCCTGCTCAAGATGATTGGGTTTTAATTTATTCAAAGTACGGCGAGTATTTGGCAGGACAGGTGCAAGGGGAATACGTGGAGTTGAACGATGGCACTCTATCGTGGTTAGGGGCTGCCTTGCACTGGATGCCACTACCAGAACCGCCGCAGCAATAACATCCTCGTACTCGCGGGGATTTCTTTTATCTGAACTCGCTACGGCGGGTTTTGTTTTATGGAGTGAATGATGTCTGATTTAGCAATGAAGGTATTGAGGTGGCAAACGAAAGGCCACGTTGGAATAAGTAGCGCAACTATGGCTTCTATTGCTCTTGGGCTGGAAAAGAACTTCTACCACGGACGGTTTGACGCACCAAGAGACCCTGCCGATTTGCGAAGATGCATGATGCTCGTAGATGAAATACCTGAAATTAAAGATAGCTTTCCGCTCATAGCGAAAAAGGTAAAGCGGTTTTCTCCGATTTTACGTGAGTGGGATTCACTTATTGCTCTGCTTAAGCTTGAGCTTAAGAGGCCAGATAAGCGAGCACCAAAAACATATAAATGGATAGAAGAGCTTCTTTCTGACCAGGAGTAACCATGGAATCACACAGCCTCACACTAGATGAGGCCTGTGCATTTCTCAAAATATCCAGACCTACCGCTACAAACTGGATTCGCACAGGCCGACTACAGGCAACACGTAAAGACCCCACCAAACCTAAATCCCCTTACCTCACCACACGACAAGCCTGCGTTGCGGCACTTCAATCTCCGCTGCATACTGTCCAAGTGAGCGCGGGTGATGACATAACAGAGGAACTGAAATGTCACTATTCCGCAGAGGTGAAACCTGGTACGCCAGTTTCACATTGCCGAACGGCAAAAGATTTAAGCAGTCTCTTGGGACAAAGGACAAAAGGCAGGCCACAGAGCTTCATGACAAGCTGAAGGCCGAAGCATGGAGGGTAAATAAATTAGGAGAGACGCCTGGCATGACTTTTGAGGAGGCCTGTGTCAGGTGGTTAGAGGAGAAGGCGCATAAGAAGTCGCTGGATGATGACAAGAGTCGGATAGGATTCTGGCTCCAGCATTTTGCAGGGATGCAGTTGAAGGATATTACCGAGACGAAGATTTACTCCGCCATCCAGAAGATGACTAATCGGCGGCATGAGGAAAACTGGAAGTTAATGGATGAAGCTTGCAGGAAGAATGGGAAGCAGCCTCCAGTATTCAAGCCTAAGCCGGCAGCAGTAGCCACAAAAGCAACTCACCTTTCATTCATTAAGGCACTCCTCCGGGCTGCTGAACGCGAATGGAAGATGCTGGATAAGGCTCCGATCATCAAAGTTCCTCAGCCGAAAAATAAGCGTATCCGCTGGCTTGAGCCTCACGAGGCAAAAAGGTTGATTGATGAATGCCAGGAACCGCTAAAGTCAGTCGTAGAGTTTGCGCTTTCTACTGGCTTAAGGAGGTCTAACATTATCAATCTGGAGTGGCAGCAGATAGACATGCAACGAAAGGTGGCATGGATACACCCGGAACAAAGCAAGTCTAATCATGCCATTGGAGTGGCGCTGAATGATACCGCTTGCCGGGTGCTGAAAAAGCAAATCGGCAATCATCACAAATGGGTGTTCGTCTACAAGGAAAGCAGCACCAAACCAGACGGAACTAAATCACCTGTAGTGAGGAAGATGCGCTATGACGCTAATACTGCATGGAGGGCAGCATTAAAACGAGCGGGCATTGAAGACTTCCGTTTTCATGACCTGAGGCACACGTGGGCAAGTTGGTTAGTTCAGGCTGGCGTTCCGATTTCGGTATTGCAGGAAATGGGTGGCTGGGAGTCTATCGAAATGGTTCGCCGATATGCTCATCTGGCACCAAATCACCTGACTGAACATGCTCGACAAATTGACTCGATTTTTGGTACTTCTGTCCCAAATATGTCCCACAGTAAAAATAAGGAAGGCACGAATAATACGTAA